CGCTCTTCCGATCTCAAGTAATAAAAGCAAGTGCGATTGTTTTCAAAACAGCTTGTACCGTATCGCCATTTTCAACTGTCCATTCCAAAAAGCCAAGAAAAGCATCAAGGCCACCGGCGGCCACGTCCCCAATGGAAGAAACAAGTTGCCCGATCTGCTCCTTGTTTTCCCCAATCCAGCCGGAAAAGCTTTCAATGACGGGGGCAAATTTTTCCTGTATCTCCGCCATCTTCGTGGTGATCGTGTTGCTTACATCGTCCCAGTCAGGAAGTTCAATGTTGAATTTTGCCTTGAATTTTTCCTGAATGATGGGGTATACGGTATTGGCCCATTCGTCAGAAATGGTTGAACCGATGCCACGAATCAGGCTTCCGACATTTTTCAAAAAGCCGGGGAATAGCTTGCCGACATTTTTCACGACGTTTTTCGCGGAAGCGGTCAAATTGCCGAACAGCTTATCAATATCCGCGTTCCCGTCTGCAAGCCCCATCACAAGATTTTCCCACGCGGCTTTCGTGGAGTTTATGCTTCCGGAAATGGTGGTTGCCGCTTCTGCTTCTGCGTTCCCGGCAATGCCCATTTCTTCCTGTATGACGTGGATTGCCTCAATGATGTCCGTCAGGTTCTTTATATTGTATTTTTTGCCGGAAAGTTTCTGCGCGTCCTTCAAGAGCCGCTGCATTTCCGTTTTGCCTCCTGAATAACCAATCCGCAGGTTATCCAGCATGTCATAGGTTCCCTTGGCAAATCCTTTATAGGCATTCTGCACGTCTTCCACGTTCGTGCCCATTTTGCTGACGTTGTCCGCCATGTCACTGATGGCCAAATCAGTATAGCCCGCCGCCTTTTCCGTGTCGCCTTTCAGATTGGAAATCAGGGACGCGGAGAAAAGCGTTGCCATTTGCATATATTGATTCGCTGAATATCCGGTGTTCTTGTAGGCTGCCTGCGCGTTTGCAAATACGGTACTTTGCGCGTTCATCAACTGGTTATATTTTCCCTCGACTTCGTCAACGCTTTTCCCGACGCTTTCTGCGTACTCTTCCAGTGATTGACCGCTTGCCCCGAACAGCGTTTCCACGCCGCCGACAAGCTGTTCATATTCGGCATAGCCGCTGATAGATGCCTTTGCCAAAACACCTAAAGCGGCTGCTCCGGCTGTGGCTCCTTTTACGACAGTTTTTCCAACGGAAACGGCTTTTTTCTCGATATTCTTAAAGGTTTTTGCCAGCCCGCTTGCGTTAAAGGAAACCTTGTCGATTTTTTTATTTGCCTCTTCGGCGTTGATTGCTATACGCCCGTATAGTGTGAAAAGGTCTGCCATTCCGTATCACCTTCTTTTTAGTGCTGCGTTTTATGCCGTTTTTTCCATTGTTTTCTTTTTATCACCGCCCTATAATCTTCCAAAAGGAGGTCTCTCATATGAAAAAAATAATTGCTTTAGTTCTTGTTCTATTGTCTTTGGTTTCCGTCACGCAGGCAGAAGAAACATACGACCTTAAATCCCTTACGACGGAAGAACTAGTTGCTCTGAAAACAGAACTTCTATCCCTGAAAGATTCTATTGACCAAGAGCTGGCGAACCGTGGAGAAGGTGTGAAAAACGTTCCCGTGCCGGTCGGCAAGTACACGGTCGGAGAAGATATTCCGGCTGGAACGTATACCGTTACATACGAAGGGGCTATTATATCGCTTGTAACGGTGTACTCCGGGAAGAACGATTCATACGGAACTGGTTACAATCTGTCCGCAAACGGTTCTATTGGGAAGCTGGAACTTTCGGACGGCCAAATCGTCGAGGTTTTATACGGTTCCGTTTACTTCTCACAATATTCCGGACTTGATTTTTAATCAAAAGGGAACGGCCCGCGCCGCTCCCTTTTCCTTATCGCACGTTCCCGCGCCCGGCGTTCCGATACCGTACATTCAGCCCTTCGTCAATGGCCGGGGTAAGTTCGCCCACCAGCGCCCCGGTGTCCAGCAGCACGTCTTTCGGCACGATCCGCCGAAGTGCGTCGATCAATCGCCCGGTCTGCTCCACCAGCAGCCGCCCCACGGCTTCGTTTTCCGCCCGTACCGCCTGCCGGACGTAGCCTTGCAGCACGTCAATGGGGGCTATGGCTTCGGCTCCCGCTTCGCCCACTCCCTGCAGGCCCGCCCGGCTGTTCAGGATGGTGGGCCGGTCGAATACGCCGCCCGCCGCGTTCCACTTCACGTCAAAATTCGGCAGTTTTCCCTTTCCGGCAATGCCGAAGGGGGCCTTGCCCCCGCTGACGGATATTTTCGGGATTTTGAGATCGCTGAACAGCTTTCCGACTTTTAGGGGAAACAGCCCCTTGATCTTGTCCACGGCCTTTTTCACCGCTTCTCGCGCCGCGTCGATCTTGTCCGCCGCCGCCTTTCGGATGCCCTCGAAGGTGTCACGCACCGTCTTTACCGCGCCTTTCAGGCCGTTAAAAGCCTTTTTGATGCCGGAAACGGCCTTGGAGCAGGCGGATTTCAGCTTTTCCCAAAGGCTGATCCAGAACGCCCGGAAATCCTTGTTGTTGTTCCAAAGGTACACAAAGGCCGCTACAAGGCCAGCGATCAGGCTGACCACAAGGCCGATGGGATTTGCCCGCAATGCCGCGTTGAACAAAAGAATGGCCGCTCTGGTGGCTTTCACGGCCTTGGTGGCGGCTTTCATAATCGCGCCCCATTTCAGCACCAGCAGGAAGGAACCCACGGTCACGGTGGCGGCAATGAGGGCCGCTTTCCATGCGTCCACGGTATTCTTGTTGTCCTTCATCCACTTTCGCGCGTCCTTCACCTTTTGGATAAGGCTTTCCAGCTTCGGAACCGCCGCTTCTACCATTTTGGAAATGGCGTTTTTGACGGCGGTCATGATGGGTTCGCCCACCCGGCCCAGCTCCGCCATAGCGCCGTTCAAGCGCTCCTGCGCCCGGTTGGCCTCCATCACGTCATTGTTGGTTTCCTTGTACTGGTCGGATGCGGCCTTGTAGGTTCCGTTCAGCGTTTCCATAATGAGCCTTTGCCGCTCCTGTTCATTGGAACATTTGGCCAGCTTGTCATTGAACTCGTCCTCGGAGATACCAGCCCAGTTCAGCGCATCCGCCAACGGGCCGGTCACTTCGCCCACCTTGGCGGTCTCGTTGGCCGCCTCGGTCAGGCCCTCAATGGGGAGGCTGTCGCCGAAGGTGGCGAAAACGCCGGTGCAGATGTCCGTCCATGTCTGCAAGTCCTTTTCGTTGTCCGTCATGACGGCCAGATGGTTTGCCGCTTCTACGGATACGTCCGTTTCGCCAAAAACCGCCTGCAAGTCCTGATAGGTCTTTTTGGCCGCGTCGGAGGAATGGCCGTTGGTCACAAAGGCCGCGTCCAGCTTGCCCATTTCGGTGCGGTATTCCCGGCTCCCCTCAATGGCCGCTATCCACGCCGTGCCCAGCGTCACCCCGGCCCCTACGACGGCCTTTCCCACCGTCAGGGCAGCCTTGCCGATCTTCTGAAAAGACAGCTCCGACTTTTTCCCTGTGTTTTCCGCCTTGCCTGCTGTTTCGTCCAGCGCCTTATTGGCCTGATCGTTTTCAACCGCTATCGTCCCCAGCAGCCGGAACAGTTCCATTCGCTCTCACCTCACCACACGCCGGAAGGAAAGCGTTCAGGATGCTTTCCGATTCCGCTACAATGCTTTGTACTTCTTCCTGCGTTGGTGCTGCGTGTTTTTCCGGGTCGATGCTGTCCACGAAATCGGGGTAGGACTTGTCAAACACACGATGCAGCCAGACTTCCCAAATGACCTTTTCCCGCTGCTCGTCGTTGTACCGCTTGACCAAGCCTTCCACAAACTCGCACAGCTTCCCGGCCCGGATCATTCCGTCCATCAGGGGATAGGGGTTCGCGTACCTGCGAAAAACGAGGTCGAAAAAATCCTGCTCGTTTATCTGCGCAATTTGAATACCTGCGTAAAAAAATCGGCGAACTCTTCTTTCTGGATGGTTTCCATCACCATCCCGGCGAAGGTGCCCATGGGCAGTTCGGCGATTTCCTTTTCCTTCATGCCGGACAGGGACGCAAGGAATTGATAGAGTTCCGTCCGGCACTCCGGCAGGCGCTCCACTACTAGTGCGGCCACGTCCAACATGATCTGCATTCCCACGGCGGCGGCCAAGTCGCTTTCCTGCTCCTTGCCAGCGTCCGCAATGGCCTTGCGCACGGTCTCGCCGTCAAAGCACTTTTTCAGCTCGCTTAAGCCGATCTTGTTGATGATGCGCAGCACCATAAACAGGTCGTCCGCTTTCAGCGCCCGCAAAGTATAGGTCTTTTCTTCCATCGTTTTTCTCCTTTTCATAAGATGGGAGCAGGGAAAAACCCTGCCCCCTTTTTTACGTTACGCCGCCGGGGTGGGGTAGTAGATATGCCACGGCAGGGTGTCCGCTTCGGCGGTCAGAGGCGCGTAGCACTCAAAGGTCAGCGTGGGAGTAGCGGCCTCCTTGTTCTGGGTTTCCACTTCCCAGCCGGAGGTACACAACGCATAGTCGAACACAACGATGATGGGCGTACCGTCCAGACGCTTGCCCACAAAGCCAAGGTTCTGCACATAGTCGCCCGTCTTGATCATCCCACGGGATTTCAGTTCGGTGTAGCCGGTAGCGGTGGAGGACGCGGCCTCATCCGCAATGACGGTCTTTTTGATCAGGTCGGGGGTCTGCTCCACGGGCTTGATCTCCATGGTGGCGGTCTCGCCCACCTTCACGGCCAAGTCCTTGATCTTGACCAGCGCACCGTCCACGGGCACGTCGTACAGTTCCTTGGTGATACTTACCTTGCTGCCGCCATTGGTGGCGCACAGCAGGGATTCCGCAAAGTTCCACGCGCCGGTTCCGCCGGTGGTCTTAAACTCAAGGCCAGCGTGTACCGTGCCAGCGCCGAAAAGGACGTTGCCCGGAGTGCCCTCCGTAATGCCGGAGGACTTGAACTCTTCACCCAATGCCATATCATTTCACCTTCCATTCTTGGATTTTCAGATTGATCTTGATGCTTTTCAGCTCGTCGTCTCCCGTAGGAACGACAATGGCCGAATCATAAAAAACCGCGATCCCTGCGCCGCTTGGCAGGATCACGGTTTTCGGTACGGCCTGTTCAATTTTTGCTTTGCTTTCTTCCAGCAGGAGCCATGCGCCACGGGTGAAACCCCGAAGAACGAAGGTGCTTTCCAGAAAGCCGTTTTCTTCCAGCGTCAGGGACGGGCTTTCCATGTATTCCCCCACAAAGTAGCAGTCGGGAGGGATGCCGGTCTGGCCCACTTCCCAGCGCATGAATTGATAGTTGATTCCGGCGTTTTCCAGCAGTTCGCCCACGTATTTCAGCGCTTCAATGGTCATACTCACAGCCCCTTCAATCGTTTTTCAAGGTCGGCTTCGGCCTTTGGTTTCACGGAGGTAAAAGCCTTTTCCAGCGTGGCGGCGGGTTTCCGGCCATTGGTGGCGTGGACGTTGGGCTTCCTCGCTGCAATGGCCTTGGCCTGCGCTTCCGTCAGCTGCTTGCCGCCGTTGCCCTTGTATCCGTCCTTGTACACCCACCAGCCCTTGCGCCCGTCGCCGTGGACGGCATATTCGCCGGTTCCGTATTCTTCCCAATACCCTGCTTCCAGCGGAGTGCCGATCTTGGCCTCCCCGGCTCCGTCGTCCACGTCCGCCTTGTACGACTTGCGAAGCTCAATGCCCGCGTCGCCGTCCAGTTGGGTGTTGTCCTTGGCCTGCGCGGCGATCTCGTTTGCCCACGTGTTCAGCCATGCCTTGGTGATATCGTTCAGCGCCGCTTTGACCTGCATAGAGAAATCCTTAAATTCCACGGACACGGTCAGTCACCGCCCGTGTACTTCAAATAGATTTCAAGCTGCTGGTGCATTTCCATCGGGTCATCGATCAGCATCACGTCATAATGCTTCCCGCCGATCACCATGCGGCTGTTTTCCGCCCGGATGCCCTCCGCGAGAGGCTTATAGTCGGACACAAAAACATGGGTGCTTTCCTGCACTTTGGCCGAATAGGCCGTATAGCCGGAGCTGCCGCCGGACAGGTCGAGCCAGCCCCGAAGGGTCTGCGCGTCCGTCCATGCGTTCACGCCCTCGCCAATGGCGTTTTTTGTCGCCGTGCAGGTCTGTATAGTGCCGGTCAGGTTTCCGCCGATGCCCTTCATACGCCTACCCCCTGCCCGAACCGTGCCCGCATGTAGGGAGCCAGAAAGCCCATCAGCGCAAGCGGGTATCCCATCACCGTGTTTTCACCTGTTTGGTCGGAAAAAGTAACAGAATGGCGGGATAGGGATTCGGACGCTAGGCCCACCTTTTCCCTCCGTTCCAGTTCCCATTTCATCAGGTTTGCCACGCCCATTTTCACGTCCGCCGGGTATACCACCTTGGTAACGGTGATTTCGGCCTCGTCGTACAGCTCTTCCTTTACGGTGACGATGCCGCCGGAGGACGTGCGCACGTTGACCAGACCGGCGTTTAACGCGGAATCGGTGATTTGCAGGGTGTCATTGGCCTTAAAAAGACCGATGGTTTCCACCAGCAGGGTTTTGCCGGTGGAGACAGCCGCCGCAGCCGACCGAAAGGCCCGTGCCTGAAAGTTGTTGTTGGTGTAGGCACGGATGAGCAGTTCAAGCGCCAGAAGACGAGCTTCCAGCGCCTGATCCGTCGCGTCCGTGTCCGCCACCTGCCGAAACTCGGCCACGGTCATGATCATAAGGGTTTCCCCCTTACTTCTTGAACTTCGCCAGAACGATCTTTGCGTCGTTGGTCTTGGCGACACCGTAGTACTTGGCGGCGGTTACGTCGGTCTGCTGCTTCTTCGGGAACCACTCGCTGTCCACCTGAATGTCCTTTTTCAGGAAGATGGTCACAGCGGGCAGCTCGTCCTCGGTATACTCGGTTTCGGCGCTGTCCGGTTCCAGCTTGATGATGGGGCAAAGGTAGTACTGGCTGGCGGCGGCAATGGCCTTTACCTTGTTGCCCACTGCCAGCGTCGAGGAGGGATCGACCTTCGCCTGATACTCGGCCAGATTATCCGCGTCAATGGTCACGGTGCCATTGGTGTTGTCCACCTCGTAGGTGACAAGGCGCACCTTCTTGGACTTCTTCACCCACGCGCCCGCGATCCTGCCGATGGAGCCGTTCAGCGCCACACCGGCGGTGAACTTGTCGGCGGACAGGAAGTCGGAATCCTTGAGCAGGGCCGCTTCCTGCGCGGGGTTGATGAACATCACCTTTTCGATGCCGTCTTCCTCGTCCTCGAACTTGGCGATCGCGTCCACAATGCCGCCGTAGGCAATGGCCGCCAGCGCGGAACCCGCATAGACGTTGGTGCCCTTATACACCGCGTCCAGCACGTCGTTGTCCACCTTACCGGCAATGGCCTTGGCCAGCTGCTTTTCGGCCTGACCGATGGGGTTGCCCAGACCGCTGTTCACGGCCTCCTGCGTGATGCCCACGGCCTTCATGGCCTTTTTGATGGTAAAGGTGGTGGTGGAGGCGGTCAGAGTGGAAAGGCCCACTTCCGCGCCCTCGGCCACGTCTTCCGCGTCGCCGATGTAGTTCCAGCTGGGCACGGTCTTGGTATCGCCGGGAACGCCCACCAGAGTACGGTCAACGCGGGCATAGGGGGTCAGTTTCAGCAAAGCGTCGATCTTCGCTTCGATCATCGGCCCCATGACTTCGGGATTGATCATATTCGCCATTTTCGTAACAGCCATTCTTGTTTACCTTCCTTTCGATTCGGTGCTTTGCACCCTTCTTTTGGTTTCAGTTACTCGCCCATGGCAGCGCGGAAACCTTCCGGGTTTTCCTCAAAGAGCTTCGCCCGCTCCGCGTAGGGCTTTTTCAGGATGTCGCTTTTCGTAAGCGCCGCTTCCTCGTCGTTACCCGGAAGCCGGTTTTCAACGACGGTCTTCTTGCCGGAAGCTTCAAACTGGTTCGGGAACTGGGTCTTGAGGGCGGCCAGCTTGTCGTCCCAATCCTTGATCTTCCCGTTTTCGTCAAGGGTGAGCGCTTCGCCCTTGTTTTTCAGCTTGAAGGTCAGGTAGTCCACGTCCACGGCCTTATTGGCCAGCAGCTCCACCTTGATCGCCGCGTCCAGCTTGGTTTGTTCCAGCTCGGCTTGAAGTTGCTGCACCTTGGTTTCGTAGTCCGTCACCTTCTGCTGCAAGCCGTCGTTGCCCTTGTTCGACTTTTTCAGTTCCTCGATCAGGGCGTTGGCCTCGGTGAGCTGCTGGTTTACTCCGTCGTGCTGGGTTTTCAGCTTGCCGTAGCGGATGTCAAGATTTTCCTCGGAGGCCGTGTAAATCTTGTTTTCCTTCATAGCCGACGCGATAGCGGAAATAGCTTCGTCGTTTACGCCGTTGGCTTTCAGGATTTCATTCAGGGTCATATTCTCGTTCCTTTCTTTCTTCGCTTTATGCTTTTACGTGGTTGCGTCACGATGCTCAGAAGGGCTTTTTACATCGCCCCGGATGATCTATGCAAAAGCGGTTTCCCGCCTTATGCCAGTAGTTTTGTCCATGTATTCTTCCCACAGATACCGTCTGCGGAAAGGCGCTTTTGCTTCTGGTAGGCTCGCAGGGCCTTTTCGGTATTGCTGCCAAAAATGCCGTCCGCCTTGCCAGCGTCAAAGCCGTTTTCGTTCAGCAGCCATTGGAGAACTTTCACCTGCGTTCCCCTGCTGCCGTTCCGTAAAGTCTGCATATGCGTCACCACCGTTCCCGATGTGCCGTTTTGGGCTTCGGAGGGGCTTCCCTGCGGCTTTTCCTTTTTGGCGGTGGAGTTGTTAGCCCCGTCAGAAAGAACGCCGGGAAGGGCCGCCCAGTGCGTCCATGTGCGCTGTTTAATGAGCGTCTTCACCACGCCGTAGGCAGCGGAACGGGCCTCCACCGCATAGCCGTTTCCGACACATACGCCCGTATGGGTCATAATGCCCTGCGCGTTGGCATGGTACAGGATCACGCCCGGATCGTCCGGCAGGGTGTCAATGGTGCCCTTCTTCGCCCACGCGGTTTTTCGCCACTGGCTGTTTGCGCCGCTGACAAGGGCCTGTCCGCCAGCCTTGCAGGCGTAACGGGTGAGCTGGGCGCAGTCGTAAGCCTGCTTGCCATAATAGCGGCAGCCGTTGCAGATGGTTTTCTGCCCGTTCAGCACTTGGCAGTAACGGTAAATATTGTCCTTCTGGGATGGGTAGGCGCTAGCCCGTTCCCGTCGAAATTCGGGGGAACAGAGCTTTTCGCCGTACCCGCCCCAGATGTACGCACAGCCCAGCTTGCTTTCCGCATACTCGGCGATTTTCTTTCCTTTAGCCGTTGCCATCGGGATCAGCTCCCTCGGCGGCCTCGGTTTCCTCTTCGCCCTCCTTGCATTCGGGCAGTCCCGCAACGGAGGTCAGCAGGGACAGCACACCGGCCAGCAGGGCGGAAGAACCCACCATGATCCAGTCCACTTCCGCAAGCACGGCGGTGGTGCCGATGGTAGCAACGGCGGTCTGGGCCACGGTTTTAATGGCGCGGATGCCAGCGGCTTTCAGCCATTTCACAAAACAGGGTTTCATTGTTCCCTCTCCTTTCTTTGCATAAGAAAAGCGGCCCCTTTGAACACAAAGGCCGCTTTGTTGGTACTATGTTGGTACTATGTTGGTACTTAAAACTCCACGAACTGCTTTATTTCTTGCGATAAGTCACTTTATTTTTTGCGACTAATTGCGACTAGTCGCAATATTTTCAATTACTGCTGCAATGGTATCATCCCCTTTCCAAGGCATGAAAAAAGCGCCCTGCGCGGCGCTTGTACGTCCTTCCCGTTCGGTCTATAATGCTGCCGGGAAGGGAGGTGAGAATATGCGCGTTTATGCCTGCTTGCTCGGTGAATGGGTAGACATCACCGAAAACGGCACCGTAGCCGATTGCCAAAATCCTGCCAAGTATTTTGAAGAACATCTGTATTATGCAGATGGTTCCTATCGTGCTGAATGCTTCAAATACGATTACGTACATGTGCAGTATAACGGCAAAGACTACCGAATCAACCCGGCGTTCATTCAGATCGTCACTTGATGTAGCTTTGCTTCATCAGCAGGTCAAGGTGTTCTACCTTCCCAAGGGTCGCCTTGGCCTGTCCTTTTTGGTACTCATACTCAATCAGCTTTCGAATTTTGCACCATTGCGAATAGGTCATATCGCCGACAAGCTCAACCAGTTTCAGGCAGCTTTCTACATACCGTTCCTTCTCCATGGCTTTTTCCTCCAAATAGCAAAATTCGTTAATCCGTAACCACTAATACAATGCACGGCCCCGTATACGCCCTTGAAAAAGGCTCATACGGGGCTATTTCCGTTGCCTTTACACCTTCGCGCCGCATCAGTTCAGCGACCAGTTCTTTTGTCGAAACTTCTTTCAGGTTTTCCATGGCCTTTCCCCCTTTGCTTTGTCTTTCCTGCCATACGTCTGCAGCGCAACTCTTCCACTGCCATTTTTATTAGGATTCCAGCCGTCACGGCAATAATGAGCAGTGTCATGGATGCCAGAATACCCAGTGCAGCATCCATCGTATGCCACACTTCCTGCGGCACCTTCACACCGTTTTCTTCCAGAATTTTCAAATAAGCATAATTCATACAGTGCTTTTTCCTCCAATCAAAAAAGCACCGTGCGGGGGCAGGGTGCTTAGTTTACCACTTTCTCAATATCTTCGGGTTTCAGCCAGTCCGTTTCCGTACCGTCTTTTCGGTCTATGTCCGCAAGAAAGGCTTTTCCGTCTTCGAAGATTTCAACGATATACGCATAATCGCCGTCCTTCAAAATAACCTTATCGTATTGCTGAATCTTCATTCCGTCACCTTCTTATCTGTTACATAAACGCTGGTCAGGCGCTTTTTGCCGTTTTCATCAATCCATGCGGTCAGCACGTTTGCCTGTTTGCCGTTTGGGCCTGTTAGCCGTATAACGGATTGATAAAGCATTCCATACCCGACATTGCCTTTTTCAACAAACTTGCTTTCGTCCACGTGGTCAACGATGTTCTGCAACAATTCATCAGCGTTGCTTTGGTCATAACCAAGGGCCAGTTTGAATGCCTTTGCCTTGTCAGGGGCTTTTTTGGGGTCAAGCGCATAGCCGGTTAATTTCTTCACTGGAATAGCAATTTTTCCCTTTTCTATTATACCACTTTTCCCAGTATTTTCAATGGTTTCAGCCGCTTTCAGGTACTTTTCCTTGAACTCTGCGAAACTGTCCGTCTTATCCAGCCCAAAGAACGCCGCCCGCTCCTGCATCACTTTCAGTTCATCCGCATCCAGCGCGGCCCGTGCCCGTGTCAGCAGAGTACAGCGGCAGTTGCAGTCCTCGGCAGGGTCGCCGAAATCGTGGGGGTACATGGCCTTTTTTCCGCCGATTTCAAAGGGCTTGTCCATTTCTCTGATCTGGTGGTCAAGCCCCCGGTGGGTGTCGCGGGTCTTGCCGTCAAGGACGGCTGACCACTGCTTTACCACGTCGGCCCCGGCGGCCTTGGCCTTGTTCGCCGCGTCGAAATTGGCCTGTTCCTGCACCCGGCCCGCCTCCGTGCGCACGATGGTTCGAGCGCGGGAAAGGGGCGCTTTGGTCATGAGGGCGATCCCCTGCGCCATTTCGCCATAGCTGTACCCGGCGGCAATGCCCCGCGTGATCTCCGCCGAAATGGTTTTCTTGAGCTTGCCAACGTCCACGCCAAGGCTTTCATACAGCGGTTCTTTCAGCTTGCTGTCGATGGTCACGGCCTTAATGGCCGCTTCCTGTTCGATGGGCACGATCACCGGCACGTCCTGACGGTGCAGGTTGTACAGGGTGCCCACAAAGCCGTCGGTGTAGCTGTCCCGCAAGTACTTGTCAATGGTCTCATACTCCCCGGCGTGGAGCCGGTCGAGCGCGGCTTTGACCTGCGCTTTGATCAGCCGCTGATACTGCACCTGATGGATCACGTTGGGCAGGTCAGCGTCACCCCGCCCCAGAAGGGACGCTATCTTGTCGTCGATCTCTTCCAGCGCGGTTTCATACTGCTTTTCCAGCGCTTTCAGCACGGCCTTTTCGCTTTTCAGCCGTTCCCGGAGGACTTCTTTTTCCGCTTTCGTCAGCCCGTTACTCACCGGCTCCACCCTCTGTTAAAGCGCCGTCAAGGGCCGCGTAGGGGTCGCTTTCCTCCGGCTTGGGCAGCTTGTCCTTGATGTCCTCGTAGTTGATGTCCAGCTGCTCACAGATGAGCTGGATCATCGTTTCGTCGTCCAACGTCTGGCGGAGGCCCAGCAGGGGGTTGATCTCCACCTGCCGCTTCTGTGCGTCGGTCAGCTCAATTTGGGCGTTGTCCTGCGCATTGGTCATGACCTCGCGTTCGAAATCAAAGTATACGTCCTTCATCTGGTAGTCGGTGCCCTGCTCCGCGTTGATCTCGGAGAGCACCACTTTCAGGATTTTCCGCATGAACTGTTTCAGATGGATTTCCAGCTTGTTGCACTTCAAGTCCAGCAGGGCATAGCGGGACTTGATCACAACGTTGGTCACGTTGCCGTCGCCCATCTGCGCCGAATTGAAGCCCATGCCGAAGCGGTAGATGTTTTTCTCGTCCAGTTCCAGCTTGCTTTCCCGCGCCTGATAGGGAATGTCGATGGTGCGAATATCCACGTCGCCGCCGTCTGTCACGCCGATATGCTTTTTGGTGCGGACGTTCTGCATCAGCTCGTCCAGATTGTCCCCCTGAAAGCCCTTGACCACATACAGGACTTCGTTTGCGTCTTGGATGTTATTGCTCAGGCCGCAGGACATCAGGTCGTAGTCGTCGATGATGTCCTTGACGATCTTCAGGCCGGACACCTGCTTCCGGGAGTTGTCCAGCCGGAAGAAGGGGATAAAGCCGAAGCCCTCATAATAGATTTGGTCGTCCCCATCCTGCCGCCAGATGGTATGCGGGCGGGGGTTGAGCACCGCCGCGTCGTCCGGCACGATGTCCCCGCCGTCCACCTGAACGAAGAAATGGGTCTCGGTCTCGCTCCACAGCTGAATGCGCTTGAGGCGCTTATTGCCCTTGCAGCTGCGGTCAATGTACCAGTAAATGACGTACTTCTTCCCGTCGGAGCTTTCCTTTTCCTTGACTTCCACCACGCCGATGCTGTCCGCGCACTGGAAGCAGATTTTCCCCTCCGCGTTCTTGTAGGCGTACATATATTCAAAGCCCTTGGAAATGGTGCCTGTCAGCACTTCGTACAGTTCGGACGTGAAGTTCTCGTTGTCATTGAAGTAATCGTCCAGAAGCTCCTGCAGCTCTGGAATATCGGACTTGGCAAAGCCGTCCTTGCCGGAAAGCATATATTGGACTTCCTGATCCACCAGTTCCGTGAAAAACGGGTGGCTGATCTTGATGTTGCTCCGGCTCTTGTCCTCCCGGATATTGCCGTCAGCGTCCACGAAAAAAAGCTGATACTGACGGATGTCGTGTTCCCCCTCGTAGTACCTAAGTCCGATCCGGGCCAGCTGCTTTTTGGTGCTGGCCGCGTCGCTGTCCATAAAGGTCTTGATCTCGTCCACCGAAATCATGCCGTCACCCCCTTAGATGATCCACTTACTGCCGATGATGTGTTTTTCCAGCCCGTAGCGCATTGCGTCCATCAGGTGGTTAAAGTCGTCGATGGGAACGTTGAGCGCGTTCCCGAACTTGTCCTTGTCCCACGTGTAATTGCTGATCTCCGTGACGAAATTCACGCATTGCGGGTGGATAATGATCTCCAAGTCCTGAATCCATTGAATGCCGTTCTGGATGCTGTCCTTGCCCTTTTTGGCGGCCTGTGCCCGGATGCCAAGGCTCACCAGCTCGTCAATGCTCTTCGGCTCCGCGCTGTCCGCCGTGATCCGTTCCTTGCCGTAGCCCATGGATTGGATGGTCTCGGCAATGCGGCGGTTGCTCATGCCTCGCTGGTACATTTCGTCGAACACGTACAGGCGCTTGTTTTCCTTGTCCAAAAGGCCGCAGAACAGCGCCGTGGGGTCGTTGGTGTAGCCAAAGTCCAGCCCAAAGCAGCTGACCACGCCGGGCAGCCTGCGCACCGTGTCAAGGTCGAAGCGTTCTTCCCGCCAGCGCTCATACACAAGGCCGTCCACAATGCCCCAATTCCCTTCCCCGGCCACGGAATAGCGGCGGGGATTGCGCACCCGCATATCCTCAAATATCCGCAGGTCGTCCGGGGTCAGCCATTCGTTGCACTGGTAGGTGGTGGTCAGGGCCAGTTTGTTGTCGTCGTTTGGCGGGTCAAAGAAGCGCTTCTTGATCCACGTCTTTTCCGACCACGGATTGAGCAAAATAAAAATCCGCTTGAAGTACCCGGCAGGCACTTCGCCACGGATGGATTCGTCGATCATGTCAAAGTCGGATTCCTTGGTGATCTCGTAGGCTTCCTCAAAGACGGCCCAGCACAGCACCCCGTTGGGCACGGAAATGGAGGTCAGTTTCAGCGGGTCGTCGCAGCCGCGAAACAAAATGCGCTGACCCGTGGGCCGGTACTCGATTTCCAGCGGGGACAGACGGCAGGTGAACCACCTGTCCAGCCCCAGCCGGTGAATGGCCCACCTGCAATCCGAATAACAGGAATCTTTCAGGGTTCTTTCCGTTTTGCGGATGTAAATGGCGTTGGCCTCCGGGTACTGGATCAGATGGGAGATGATCCACAGGGCGGCGGTCTTGGACTTTTTGCTGGCGCGGCTGCCCTTGCAGGCCACGTAACGCCCCCGGAAGTTCCAAAAGTCCGCGTACCCCTTGCCGACGACGGTTTGAAGAGATACTTCAGGCATGGACATCATCCTTCAGCACCAGCGGGGACATATCAACGTCGGCTTCCACCTTATCCGTATAAAGCCCGTAGCGCTTGCCCAGCAGTTCCGCCGCTTTCAGGCGTTCCTTTTCGTCCGGGGCCTTCTGGATGGCGCGGGCCTCGGAACAGCCGTCCCCGGTGCCCTCCACCACCACGATCTCCGCGACGGACTGTCCGCGCATGACCGCCGTCAGGTATCTAAGCACTTCATCCTGATCCGCGATCAGTTCTTTTTCCTTCTCCGCCATTCTTTTTTTAAGGAAGTCCTTAATTGTAGTAATTTGTAGTAACTTGCTTGCATTGGTATTGGCATAATGGGGCGAATACCCCGCCCTGATCGCGGCCTGTGTCGCGTTCAGGTCGATCAGGTATTCGTCACAAAAACGTTGCTGTTTCGCCGTCATTTTCGCCATCCCGCAACACCTCCTTTATCAAATCGTGCTTTCCTCCGGGTAGTCCGGCGCTTGGCGTTCCAGTTCCGCATACAGGGCCTTGACAACGGTCACGTTGTATGCGTCGCTGTGTTCTCCCTCTATGCCGATCAGCTCGCGCTTTTTCAGCGTCCAGCCATCGGCGAGAAGTGCGTTTACTTCTGCGTCAAATTCGGCCAAGTTGTAAACGGCCCTCAATACAGTTCGAATCACGGGGTATCACCTCCCGTGAATTTGAATCCCTGCACGGCCCGGAAATGGCCGCCGAAGCCGGTGCCGGTAGGCTTACGCCCTTTTCGGCTTGCCGAACGTGCATGTGTAGCAATGCTTCTGGCCTTGTTGTCCCCGTACAGCTTGGCGGACACCTGCTCCCATTTGGGGGAGCGGCGAAGGGCCGCGCACAGCTGCGGGTGGGACGTGTGGAAGTAGGTGGGCAGCTTCCTGCCGCGCCTGCCGTTCCCGTTCAGATGATATTTGGCGACGGCATCCAGAAAGCGCGTCCCCACGCCTGCCCCCTGCCATTCCGGCATAGTCACAAGGCGGGTGGCCCGGTAGCCGCCCACGTGGAACCACGGGGAAACCGCCAGATGGCAGGCCCGCTCTCCGCCCACCGTGCCGACGAAATATTCCGCCGCAATGGGTCGCGGCAGGCTCAAATAATAATGCGGCTCAAAATGTCGCCAGTAACTTCCGTTGACCTTCCGAATTTCCAGCTCGATCTTTGGTCGCTGCCGGGGACAGCCTCTTTCAAAGGTCTTTGCCCCGGTATCAAGCACCCAATCCGGCTGTAGCCAGTCCACCACGTCATAATGAGGGGTGAGCAGCACGACCCTGCCGGACGGGTTTTCCCGCCTCCCCGCCTTTTGGAAAGCCTGTGCGCCGATCTTGGCGATCTGCCGGTCTACCACGGAGGTAAACTCATCCACCACCGCCGTTTCCGGCCTTGTGCAGATCAGGCGGGCCAGCCCTGCGCGGAACTGCTCCCCATTGGACAGCACCCTATACGGCCTAAGCCACGCGGGAACGTCTCCAAGGCCCACGGAAGCCAGCATCCCGGTCACAAGGTTAAAATCCCCGTTGGGCGCTATATCGTCCACAATGGGGCGGTCGTCGTGCCAGCCGGAGGCCATGTCCGTGATCCCTGTTCCGCCGAAGAGCTGCTTTCCGATGGACGTTTTGCCGGAGCCAGACGGCCCCACCACCACGCCGATGCTCCAATCGCCGGAAAGGTCAACGCCGTCAATGGTCAGGTCGAAGTTGCAGCCGCTTTCCGCATTGAACAGGCTTTTCACCCGTGCGGCGCGGTAGGAATCAAAATCGCTGACGCGGTGGTGTACTTCGATGGTCGTCATACGGCCACCACCTTCAAGCGGTATCCTTCCGCTTTCAGCTTTTCGTATGTATGTTCTTGGTCTTCTTCATCCCTACAAATCACGACCACCGCATATTGTGGTTTGTAGGTAAAGCCTTTTTTGTCATATCCTCGCCACCTTTGCTTTGTTTCTCTCCAAACCCCCGCCAGCCGGAGAAAATCCCACGGGCAACAAAAAAAGGCTGCCCCCAAGCAAACAGCCATTGCCCGCGCCACCGCAAAAAGCCCATAGCGTCGCCCGCCCCGGATGGATAGGGAAGCTACCGGCCATGAGCGCATGAAAAAAGCCCACGGCGACCGCCGCAGGCTATTGGGAGGAAAGGGCTGTGCCCCTTTCTTCCACGATACTATTATAGCACAGAACATAGTCCGTTTTAGTCCGCACTTTTAGAAAATTTCTGATAGCTCGTCCAAAAGTGCTGCAAGGCGTTCCCGTGAATCTCGAACATGACCGTCCGCTCGAACGGAAGCCGCTGCAAAACGCTTTCCCAGCTTCGCCCGTTGATATAGCGCTCCGTCAGGATGGTCTTTTCCCACTCGTCCGGCAGCTGCTCGATCAGCCAAAGGCGCACGTTGAGCGCTTCTTCCAGATGGACGATGGTGTTTTGCAGGCGTTTTTCCACGGTGACGGCCTTCACGGCGGCGTTTGCCAAGCTGTCATGATTCCCGCTTCCGCTGACGTGTTCCTCGGTCAGGTTGCTGGTGGTGCCGGTGGCTTTCTCCCGGATCGCTTCCAGCTCTTCCCGCAGGTCGTCCCGCCGCAGCTTCATGGCCATGTATCGGTTCAGGTAGATCATGGCCGGATGTTTGGGCTTTTTACGTTTTGTCTGCTGTTCTGCTTTCAATGATTATCCCTCCCATTTCCCACGTCCCACCGGGGACAAGCTCGTAATAGTCGATTTCTTCATCGGTCAAAGGCTCCGTATAGTCCACGAGGCCCCACATATGCCGGTCGCAGCTAGCAAGGGGAATATGTGCGGCAAGGACTGCGTACAGGTTCCGCTTGGGGATTGCTCCGGGGGCCGGGGGACGCATTTTGCAATAGTAGCGGTACAGGGTCTTACTTTTGCTTTCCGTCGTCATTCTTCCGGGCCTCCTCTTTCTTGTAGATGATCGTCTCAATGGTGACAAAACGATGGTATTTGTTTTTCAGGCACTTTCTGTACCGGGTCACGGTGTTTTCGCCCGGCTCTGTCCTGTATACAGCCGTTTTTTCTCCGCAGTAGGGGCAAAGCATCGGTCACACGCTCCTTTCGTCCTCCTTCGGCGGCATTATACCTGCGTCCTCATACTTCTTGAGCCTGTCACGCACATGCCCGAATCCGCTCAAAGCGGCATAAATCGTAGCGACCGGGCAGCCGTCAAACACGCAATCGCACAAAAATTCATCCTTTGCTTCGTCGCTCATTGGATGCCTTAATGTCACGCAGCCGCGTTCCTTGCATAGCATCAAGCAAAAATCAGTCGTTTTCATTTCTGCGTCGCCATGCCGGATGTACTGCCAGCCATCTTTGCTGTATACCAGATTCATCACGGTTTCAAAGTTGTTCTTAGGGCAATTTGTCGTCAGTCTGTTCATTTCGATTTCCCCTCCCCGTCCATCTTCGCGCCGCAGTTGGGACAATAATGTGTATACGCTTTCCCGTCGGCAGTTGGATAGCTTATTTTTTCTCCGCATACAGAACACTGGAAATATGAAAGCCACTTGCCCTTCCTGGGAATCAACCGCCCATGCACCACCGGCGCAGCGTCAACGGCGGGGATGTTATGCAGCGCGTCTAAAACGGCATCCGAGGTTTCGTGCAGCCCCTTGTGCTTTATCATGCAATCCACAAGGGCCTTGATAATCACCTGTTCCGTTTGTTCTGCACTGATTATCTTTTTCTGCTCAATCAGATCACCCATTTTCCTGTTCCCCTTTCTGCTCGGCAATTTCCATAGCCGCGTCCCATCCGCTGTTAAACCCGTCGCTCCAATTCATCCGATGGTCAAAGCTCCAATCCATGCCGCGCAAAAAAGCGAAGAAACAAACGATCACCCAGATCAGACTTGCGAGAAAAACCCCTTCCCAAAAACTCATGAGATCACCTCCAAGAAGTTCTTTGCGCACAAAACCGCCCAATAAAGGATGATCCAGCCCCAAGCGTCCTTCTTCCGGCCCAGCCGAACGTAGACGATCAGGGAAATGACAAACAGCAGGAAAACCGACATATCAGCCCTCCTTTTCGCCGCAGGGGTACATTTCGCAGCACCGCCCCCGGTAAACGCAGTCTGGAACCAGTATCCCGGCCATGGCGGGTTCTTCTGAAATGATCTCTTCGCAGACCATGTACCATAGGTCACGGGTCGCCACGTCCGCCTTTCGGCACAGCCGCCTTCGGCTGATGTTGATAAGGGCCTGCGCATTGGCCTCAAAGGTGACCATGACGGGCGCGTCCTGCGGGGCCTTGGTGCGGTCGTAGTTGCTTTGACGGTCGTTGCGCTGGGATTGGACGTACCATTCCACGCCGTACTTGTGGCGCACAAGGTGGTTGCTGACGTAGTATGGCACCCCGTGCAGGCGGATCGTCCAGACCAGCGAACGGGTGGGGGAATGCTCCGCCAGAAGGATTCTGTGTTTCCAGTTTTCGGAGGGAACCTTGACGGTCTCCTTGCCCTCCGTGCCCACGGCCAACGCGTAGCACCGCGCCCATTCTTCGTCCGTTGGCTTCCGCAAAATGTCAATCGTAATCATTGTTCGTTACTCCAATCCAAATTGCTGCATCATCTGTTCCATCTTGTTCCGGGCCGTCTTCTGCCGCCTGCCGCCGCCGGAGACCTTGCAGGGGGTACACATTTCCACAATGCGGTCGTAGATTCGCCGGTGGGTCACGTCCTCGGTATTTTTCAGGGCCGCCATGGTCAGGTTGGTGGTGACGATCAGGGGCTTTTGGGCCTTGTAGCGGGCGTTGATGATCTCATACACCTGTTCGCCCATGTACTCGGTGTCCCGCTCCGTTCCAACGTCGTCCAGCACCAGCAGGGGCGTTTGGGCCACCATCCGCAGCACGGCTTCCCGCTCCGCGCCGAAGTCCTTTTGCATGGCGTTGACCAGCCGGGGCAGCGTGGTCATGGTGGCCGGGATGCCCTTGTCGATCAGCGAATTGGCGATACAGGCCGCCAGAAAGGTTTTCCCGCCGCCTACGTCGCCCCAGAGCAGCAGCCCGGCGTTGTTTTCCGCCGCCCACTCCCAGTTGTCCGCATAGGCCCGGCAGAACTGGCTTGCCTTTGCGTCCTCCTGATCGTCCACGTCAAAGGTGCAGCCCCGGTACTGCTCGTCCGTCATGCCCTGACGGCGGTATCGGTCGATCCGCAGGGCCATTTCCTGCCGCTTCCGGGCCTCTTCCTCCGCCGCCAGCCTGTCCCGGTCGCATTTGCACATACAGGGCACTTTGTTTCGGGCGATCAGGCCTTCCACCTCAAACCATGCCTGTTTCCGTTCTCCGCAGACGGCGCACACCCGCAGTCCTTCTTCGTCGGTCAGATCGTCCGGCGCGGTATTGTCCCGGCTCATGGCAGGCCCAAGGGCCGCCGCAAACAGGTTTGTTTCCATCCGTATTCCTCCTTACCACGGCACTTGGTCGCCGTTGTCGTAATCGTCCCGGTTGATCTTCTGGGCCTGCGTGTGTCCGTCCCGGTTCTTTTCCCACGTGCGGACAGCCGCTTTCCAGTCCTTCATTTTGTTCTTGCCGACCATCCACCCTTTCCCCAAGTAGAAGTCCACGAAGGTTTCCGGGTTGACGCTGTTTCCCCGCTCCCGGCAGTAGGCACGTACCTCTTCCACCGTGGGAGGGGTGAACCGGGTCTGCTTTTTCTCTCCCGGCAATTCGTCAGAATTGCCCCTATATAGATTAATTACATTCCCATTTACATTCCCATTCCCATTTCCATTTCCATTACCATTAACATTATCAGTTCGTTTTGTTCCCTCTTGTTCGTTTTGTTGAACAAATTGAACATTTGTTCGTTTTGTTCCCTCTTGTTCGGCCTTGTTCCGCCTTGCTTCACCGCTTCGCCTCCCAGCCTCCGCCCTGCGTTTGCAGGTTTCTTCGTACTTTTTCAAGTCCCGGTCGAGCTGTGCGCGGATGAAGGAAAAGGCCATCATGGGAATAGGTTCAAGGCTCGGTTCCGCCCCTGTTTCCACATAGTCGAAAATTGCCATCAGCAAACGGCCTTGGTCTTCTGGGGAAAGAAGCTCGAAATGCTGCCTGTAGTCGCAGTACAGGACGAAGCTCTTTTTGTCAGCCATCGGCACCGCCTCCCATGCGGTACTGTTTCACGCTGCAATTTTCGCCGAAACGATTCTTGACCGTGACCATGTGTCCGGTGATGTTGTGCCCGTCCTTTTTCAGCTCCGACACCCGGGAGGCAAGGCGCATGATCCCAAGGTCTTTCAGGGCCTCGTATTGGGTGATAGAACCAAATTCCGCTATGTAATCAAGCACCCGCTGGGCCTGCGTGGGTTTGCGGTTTTCCGTCATATGTCCCCATCCTTCCTGTGCATACTCCTTTCCGCCGAAAATCCGTCCGGGTAGCGGGCTTGGAGCTTTTCAATATTCATGCGCATAATGGTTTCCAGATCGTAGTCAATGGCCGCCGCCGTTTCTGCAACGTACCAGAGCACATCCCCCAGTTCCTTTGCCACGTGCTCCCTGTCCAGCGGATGGCGCTGCATCTGGTTTTTCTTGATGAGATCGGCGATCTCGCCGGATTCGCCACAAAGGCCCAAAGCGCCGTTGACAATGTGTTCGCTTGGGGTCAGCTCTCCGTTGCTTGTCCGCATGGCCAATTTCTGATATTCATTGATGGTCATTGTTCTGTTCCTCCCGTGCTTTCAGATCGTGCCCGGCTTCCCATTCCCGATATAAACAAAACCAGTGTTCAAGGGTCATGGTGACCAGAATTTCCGCATTGTTTTTCTTGTGGAACACGGCGGGGAGGGCATTTCTGCCGCTCGCCTCCACGTCCCTTTTGGCCTGCGCCATCCACTCATACAGGCGCATTTGTTCGCAGTGCTTGGCTTCCACGTGGATGCCCGGCAGGCCCACCACGTCCGACGCGTCGCCGGTATTGCCGCAATACTGCGCCGTCCGCCGCGCGTCGTAGCCCAGCTCCCGGAACGCGGAGGCCAGCAGGCGTTCAAACCGCGCTCCCTTTTGCTTGGAGTTGATCGGCATTATTTTCACCGCCTTTCGCTTCAAGGAGCTGTTTCAACCGGGCGTTTTCTGCTTCCAGCCGCGCCAGCTCTATGCCGTCGTGGGCAATGGTCTCCATGATGTAGTCGTATTCCGCCGCCGTGATGGTGACGGTCTTTGCTGCTTTTGCCATCACTCGTCCTCCAATTCGGCCCGCCCCGCTTTGCGTCGCGGGCTTCGTCCTGCGGTAGCCCCTTACGGGGCTGTCCTCGTCCTCGATTCGTTTCACTCATCCTCAAATTCGATCCAATTCATGGGGTCGCCGAAGTACAGCTTTAGGCCCATCCGCTTGTAGACGGCCTGCACCGCGTCCGCGCTGGTAAAGCTGTCCACGATATACCGCTGCATCACGTGCAGCACCCGGTGACAGCGCTTGCCTCCGAACCCGTGCAGGTCGGAAAGGGCCATGCACACGGCGGCGAAACAGATTTGATAGGTTCCGTTGATCCCCGCCGTGCGTCCGTCCTCGTAGGCTTTGTCAAGGTCTTTCGGCGTGATCCCGTTTTTCAGCAGGGACGCGACCTTTTGATCGTGGCTCATCCGCTGCCATTTGGGCTGTTGCTTCTGGGCGGCCCGGCGCTGTGCTCGGTTCATGGCCGGTATCCCTCCAATACGACGTATTCATCCGGGTCAATAACAACGTTGGCCCCCTTCGCTTTTACCCAGCCGTCGCGCTTCCCTTCGTAATATTTCGTAACCAGCAAAATGTCGCCATCGTGATAATTCTCGTCATTAGCGCTCTCGGCGTCTACAATCTTGATATACTCTCCGGGATTGGCATAGCGTTTCACTGCCCGCACTTCCGGCTTCTTCTCTGCCTTCCTCTCTGCCTTCCTCTGGCTGTTCCACAGCCTTTCGAAGGCCAGCGCCGCGCCCTTTCGCCAGTTGAACTTATCTTCCGGGTTCCGCCGGGCAACCGCCCCCTTGATTTCCTTGCCGTCAACGGTCATGATGGCTCTGGTGATGTCGCCGTCGCAATCAATCACAATCCGATAATGCTTGCGCCGGGTAAAATCAATCTTGTCGAAATCAACGACATTGCGGTCGTAGTGACCGTTGCTTTGCGTCAGCTTGCCGTTCATGTAAAAATCAATTTCCAAAACGGAACATTCGGGAATATGATAAGTGGCTTTCTCATCGTCGTTCCAGACAACCCCGCGCTTTTCGCACTCGTTCAGCACCGCCATTTTCTGCTTGTCGTTCTTGCAGCGAATATACACTTTCCCGGCGAAAAAATCATTGATGGTGTACTTCTTCATGGCTTTTTTCCTTTCATTCTCTTTCATTCGGCTTTCCGTAGCCCGTGGTGCTCTTCCTGTGGCGCTCCATCGGGTCGCCCCAGCTGATTTTCAGCGGGCTGGACGGCACCCGCAGCTCGTATAGGCGGCAGCCCTCCGAAAAATCCTCGTGATAATGGGCGCTCTCCGACAGGTAGCAGCGGAACCCACCCGCCCCGTGTACCTCCGGCCAATGCCAGAGGCAAGTCTGGCATTTACCGGGGCGCTTGGTCTTGTTGATCTTCATGTGGATCGGCATACGAACCTCCAAATTTAGAAGGGCAGGTCGTCGTATTCCACTTCCGCGTATCCGTTGTTCGGTGCCGTATAGGCCGGGGCCGCGCTCTGGGGCTTGCTGCCCAAAGGCTTGTCTGCCCTCCCGGACGCTGTCGGCGCTGATGGCCCGGAAGGGGCGCACCGCCCAGCCGTGCTGCCCGTTGTAGTCCCATTCCTCATTGCGGAACAGGATGCCGACCGTTTTCCCCGTCAGGCTGGTTTCGTTCCAGTCCCACGTATAGCCGGGATTGCTCCGTTCCACCGCCGTCACAAAGCCCTTGAAGCTGCTCTTGGTCATTTCGTCCTTCTCGCTGCCGTCGTCCAGTGGCAGCCAGACGCGCAGCAGGCCGCGCCACTTCTTGTCCGCGTTGACGTTGGCGTTAAAGTCCTTCTGGAAAAATCCGGCGTGTTCTCCCTCGGTGATGTCGAACAGTAGGCACAGCTGCGGGCCGTAGTTCGTGTCCTGTACGCGGACTTGCTTCGCCTTGCACACATACGCGCCCAGCGGCAGCTTAGGCCGGTCGGAAAAGGCTTGTACGGAATCCCAGTTGTTAGGCTTGCGAATCATGGTTTTCAGTCTCCTTTTTATTCATTTCGTAGTAATCTCGAATCGCGGTGTCCACCGCTTTCAGGTCGTTTTCCATGGTGGGCGGCAGCATTTCCATGGGGCTTTTGCAAGTGGTGTACCCGTTGCTTTGCGTCTGGAAGAAATGCCCCCGCTCGTTCGCCTCGCACAGCAGTACGATGGAAAACAGCCCTTCTAGCGTCAGCTGGCTGTCCAGCATTTTCCCCAGCGTCTTTGCCTTGATCTTGCCCGTGTTGCCGTCCTGCTCCGTGTGCTGCAGGAAGTACACGATCACGTCCGGGGCCGTCTGCTGAATGACGAACTGCACCAGATCGTAAAAGTGCAATGCCATGTCCGTATACTTGCCGTACCCGCTCTCTTTGGCCTTGGCAAAGGATTCGAAGCACATCAGATATTGCGCGTCGTCGATCACGTAGGCCTTGCGGGTGCCCTTGGCAATGACGTGCTTGATGGCGTTATAGTCGGACGTGTTCACGCTTGGCAGCTTCTTCCGAAAGGGAAGGGGCTTGCCCGCCACGTTGAAAATGCCGACTTCTTCCGGCGAAAAGTTGCGCAGACTGGCGCTTTTGCCGCTGCCGCTTTCGCCTAAGATCAGAACTGGAACGCCCATCCTGTATCACTCCTGTGCTATTTGATATTGATATTCAGCTTTTCAGCCACCGCCGCGCCGGGAATCTCTTCCCCGGCTTTCAGCGCCTTTTTGACCTCGGTTTTGTCGATCTCCGGTTCCCTGATCCGCAGCAGCTCCGGGCGGTTGACCACGGCCCACGTGCGCAGCGTTCCTTCGTCGGCGATCTCCACCGCCTCCGATCTGCGGAAGCTGACAGCGCATTTTTCGGTGGCGAATTTTGCGCCTTGAAGGGCCTTTCCCAGCCATTCTTTCAGACCCTTCGCCTTATTCGCAGCCGCCTTTTCGCGGGCCTCAAACGCCTGTTTTTCGGCCTTAAAGGCCGCCGCGTCGGCTTCAAGGTTCTTGACCCATAGGGCCACGTTTTCCAGCTTGGCTTTCCGCTCCATTTGCAGCGCGTCCAGCCGTTCCCCGTCGATGATCTCGCCGGTTTCCTGATCGATGCAGGACATGATTTCCTCGTCGATCTGCCATAATGTTGCCATCTCTGTTTTTCTCCTTTTATTTTCTTAGGTTGCAGCAGTCGTCTTTGTTGTAGTTGACATTTTCCCGGAAATACTCGTAGTGCTCTTGGACGTACTCGCCGACGCTGACTTCCCGGAAACCGGTGATCCCGTTCACCAGCTCGATCTTGCGTTCCAGCGGAAGATGCCAGTACCCGCCGTATTTCAACGAATACTCCGAATAGTCAATGTCGAACCAGCCGCGCACCCAATGGTTGACTTTCAGAAACTCGATCAGAATCTTGTCACACTGGATTGCATTGACGCGGTCAATGTCCACATACTGCGGAACGTAGGGGGACATCCGGACGGACACGTCATACCCCAGCGCGGCCAGCTTCTCAATGGCCTTGATCCTCTCCGACGGCGGGCTTGCGTGTTCGTAGGTGGCGCAAAGTGCGTCGTCCGTGGTGGTCACCGTGACTTGGATATGGGCGAGGTGCTTGTCCATTACGGCAATGTAAGCGTCCTCCGCCACCATGGCGCTTTTGGTCACGATCAGGTAGCCGATTCCACGTTCATTCAGCAGCCGGATGGTTTCTTTGGTCACGCCGATCTCCTGTTCCAGCGGCTGGAAGCAATCCGTCATCCCTCCCATGCGGACGATGGTTCCGGGCTTGAGCTTGGCGATCCGCTTTTCCACCTTGGCAAGGTCGGCCACCGCCGGTTCCTGCGGGTTCCACAGGCCCCGGAAGTTTAGCAGGCTCTTGGCGTAGCAGTATGCGCAGTCGTGCTGACAGCCGCAGCCGTACAGGTCAAGCCGTTTCGTCCACCTGCACCAAGTGTTAAACTTCCGATTATCAACCTCTTTGTAAAAGCTCTGAAATTCCTTCATTTTCTGGCCCTCCTGTCAATTTCGTTGGGCCGCGAAAATGGTCTGTCGTCCGGGTCAATCCTCGCAGATTTCCACGATGTGCTCACACAGCAGCGCTGGGAGCCTTGCCTTTTCCATGGCGTTTTTAAGGCCCTGTGTGCCCGTTCTCGCGCCCCTTGGGGCCGCGTCGTGGCACGGTGCGCCGCGCCTGCATGGCGGCTGGAATCGCGGGAAATGATGGTTTGTCCATATGTCGGTAGGTTTTTGCCGCCTTTCGCCGTACTGGCAATAAGTGACCGTGTACCGGGGCAGGCCCTCCATGAATTTCATCTTCCGCAAAGCGCCAACCGGGTTTTCAATGAACCAGTATTTAGGCTTCAATTCCCGGATAAGCTCCACCACATGGGCGTTTACCCGGTCGCAGAACTTGGCGTAATCCGATACGGGGGAAAGGCTTCCGTCCGCTTCCCGCCGCCGGTGCCTGCTGATGGCCGCCACGCTGTACGTGGTGCAGTCCGGGCTTGCCCAGATCACGTCCGGCCTGCCGAAGCGGGAAAGGATGTCCTCCGCCGTCACGGTCAGCACGTCCGCGTAAAGGTCGATGTGGTCAAACCGCTTGTCCCATTCCACACTGAAAACCTGATGCCCGTGGGCTTCAAAGGCTTTCCCAATGCTTCGCGTTCCGGCGAACAGTTCCAGTACCTTCATTCTTCATGTCCCTTTCCATGATGGAATCGGGCCATGAATGGCTTCTGCCGTTCCGGGTCAGTCCACGGTCACTTCCCGCCGGAAATGCTCATCCAAGCATTCCGCGCAAATGACCTCTCCGTTGATCTCGTAGTAGTAGTCCTCCGCCACGGGCTTTCCGCAGTAGCCGCATTCCGGCACTTGGCTTTCCAGCCGGGCCAGCTCCGCGTCGTAGGCGGCAGCGTCGGCCACCGGATCATTCGTGTATCGAAAGCCCATATTCTTCATCCTCCTTGCTTTTTCGTCTGTTGTTGTTCTGCACATACATATCAACCCAGCGGCAATTTTCCGGGCAGTAGTTGCCATCCACGTTGATCCTGTCCAGCGTACAATCGCCACGCTCTGCATCTTCAATCGTGTAAGTAATTTTGATGCCTGCCTGATCCGCGTACAGGTCGGCCAGAAGGGAAAGAATCCTTTCAGCCGTTGGAGTTTCATGCATCTGGCCCACCTCCGTGTCATTTTTCTTCCGCTGCGTCGGCCATGACTTGCACCCATGCCCGATAGGCGGTTATCAGCCTTACCATTCGCCCGCCCTGCGCAGCTCGTGGTAGATCATGGTGTAGCAGACCAGCCACCCGCCGGAGATCATCAGCGCCGCAAGGGTGCCGGTGTTCAGGCTCTCGATGGCGCACAGGGAGCAGACAAACACGATGGCCGCAATGGTGGTCAGAATGTTCAGAAATCTCTTCATGGGGCTTCCCTCCTTCCCTTATTCGTCAAGGCTTTCTGCCGTTTCGTCCAGCTCCGCCAGCCGGTCTTCGATGTTCTCCATGGTCAGGCCCTTGGCGGCCAGCTCCCGGCCCTTCCGTTCCTCAAACCGCAGGGTGTTCATGTACGCCCGGCGGCGGTTCATCAGGCGGACGTACTTTTCGTACAGGCGGACGTGTTCCGATTCCCGCAGGCGGGAGATTTCCTCGTCGATCTCCTCCATCGTGTGGAGGCTTACGCTTCGTGGCATGGTTCTTCTCTCCTTATTGAAAATTCGGTATTTTTGTCCTATCATGTCGGTGTGTTCCCAGCACAAATCCAAAATGACAGGTGATTTTTGATGGATGGAATTTCCCTGACTTTCCGCGAAAAACGGTTCCTGTTTGCCCTGCGCTTTCGTAAGGCCCTCAAACCGAAATTCGATGTTTCGTATCTCATCCGAAACCGGCTTGTCTGTTACAACGATTCCGGCGAGCGGAACGTGATCGGTGAAGCCATCATGGAAGATACTTGCAGCCTTACGGACTTTGCCGTCCGCTACCGCATTGCAAAGCGTCAGGATTTCTGGAAAAGGGTCGTTACCCCCATTACCGTTTCCATCCTTACAACCATTGTGCTACATGGGCTGCGGCTGCTAGTGCAATGGCTGTCAACACTGCGGCAATGACCGCAAGGATGCGCTTTCTCACCTTCCGTTCCCGCAGCACCTCCGGCCTTGCGCATTGGTCTACCAGATACCAGCGCAGCCATTCCTTTTCCGACAGGTTCTCATTCCGCATATGGCTGTAATAGAGGATGTTGGCAAACCCGACGATGTTCTCTATCCCTATCATGGCGTTTCGCCGTGCCTCCGCTTGGCTGACCCCTTCCGGCGGCTCGCCGAGAAGCTCCGCGTCCCATTCGCCATAGTTCAGGCGTTCCCACGCAAGGCAGAGGCGGTCTTTCAGCTCTTGGGTCATGGTCGTTTCTCCTTCACATACTGTACTTTAAGTACAATCAATGCTTAAAAAAAATAATGTCGTCAACCGTGCAACCGTACAAAACTGCAATTCGTTTCGACAATTCAATGTCGGGCTTTGTCTTGTACTTTTCATAGTTGGAAAGCGTGTTTTTGCTGATTCCGAGCTGCTTTGCCGCTTCCGTTTGGCTCATGTCAACGTTCACACGCGCCGCTTTCAAAGTGATTGCCATTGTGGTTCCTCCTTTCGTTGCTCTGTACTTTAAGTACAATGCTATATTACAATAGCTTTTCCCAAAAGTCAATACCTAAAGTACAATTTCTTTTACTTTTTTCTTGCTTTCTTGTCCTTTGGGTGTATAATAAAGAAGGAAAGGAGGTACAGCATGGAAAACAAAAACATTTTTGCGGATAACCTGCAAAAATATATGAAAGAAAAGGGCGTTTCCCGTAGAGAGCTAGGTGAAGCGCTTGGCATAAGCTACTACACCGTTACATCGTGGGTAAATGGAAGCAAGTACCCACGAATGGACAAAGTAGAAATGATGGCAAATTATTTCGGGGTGCAGAAGTCCGACCTTATAGAAGAAAAGCTCACAAACGAACAAAAAGCGGGCAATGAAGCCCTTGCCGGGATCATTGTCCGCTTGAGAATGGATGCCGGGTTCCGGCAGATCGTCGAAACGCTGGACGCGCTGGACGCTGAAAAGCTGAAAGGCGTTCAGCAGATGTTAGACGCTTTTGCCAAGTAAGGTAAAGATCAAGTCGATCAGCTCTATATCATTGCAGGAAATCAGGCTTTCCATGATGGCTTGCAGGTATTCGTCTTTGGTCATTTTCCGTATTTCCTTTCATCACTTGAGGTAGGAACGCACGTTCTAGAAACATCCTACAACAGGATTTTCAGGCTTGCAACCCTTTTCCCGATATTCGGAAAATTCGGAATTGCGGCGGGTGTGCAGCACCACCCGCCGCGTCCCGGAATGACAGGCCATTTCTGACCCACCCAAAGCATAGGACAGATCAGGCCGAAAGTACACAGCCGGAGACGGCGATCCAGCCGCCCAAAGGCTGGTACTTTGACCGCCGTACATCAGGAGGCAACAAAAATGGACAAAAATTGCGTAAACTGCACCCATCCGGGCCGTGACTGTATCCCGTACCTTATGACGTTTACCAATGCGGAACTGCTGGAATGGGCAAAGATGCGGCGCGTGGCCCTGCATCTGTCCTACGAAGATTTGTCCGAAAAGTCAGGCGTACCCATCAGCACCATTGAACGAATGATGAGCCGGAAAGGAACGGATTGCCGCTTTGGCACCGCCCAGCCGGTGATCCGGGTGCTGTCAGGGTGCAGCACGGAAGAGCTGGACTGCGAAAGCGTCAAGCAGCCGGACGACGTGTTGAAAGAGCAGCTAAAAGCCAAGGAAGAGATCATCCGACACTTGGAGAAAGAAAACCAGCGGAAAAACGGCGTGATCGACCACCTGCACACCACGGCCAAAGAAGACATAGAACGGGCCAAAGACGAAGAAAGCGAAAGCATTGCCTACATGAAGAAAAAAGAAAAAAGCTATCTGCGGTTGATCTGCACATTGTCCATCGCTCTTGCCGTCGCCCTGCTGGTTATTATCGCGGCGCTGGTGATGGATATGATGAACCCGGATAAAGGCTTTTTCTGGCTACGGAGTATGCTATAGCAACACGAAAAACGGAGGAACTAAGGGAGAGAAAACACATGGAAACAGGGAAATTTATGGGCGGAGAAAACTATATAGAAGAGGTGGCGGCCTATATCCGCGTATCCACGCAGGAACAAAAGCTGCATGGTATTTCGCTGGAAGCGCAGGTCGAGAAACTGACCGAGTACGCCCAGAATCACGGAATGAAAATTGTCAAATTCTACAAAGACGAAGGGGTTTCCGGGCGAAAACTCATCAAAAACCGGCCTGCTTTGCAGGAAATGATTCAGGATGCCGAAAAAGGGAAATTCAAACGGATCATCTTTATCAAGCTGGACAGGTTCTTCCGCTCCGTGGCCGAATACCACGAGTGCATGAAGCGCCTGTCCGTCGGCGGCGTGATCTGGACGGCCACCGAAGAAAAATACGACCTTTCAACGCCATCGGGAGAAGCGTTTGTCAATATGAAATTGACCATGGCGCAGTTTGAAGCCGATCAGGCCGGGGAGCGTATCCGCATGGTGAATGAATACAAGATCAAGTCAGGACAGCCGCTTTACGGCTCCCAATGCCTGCCGTTTTGCTATGCCGTCGGCTGCCCGGAAGAGGGAGAACGCCATAAATACATCGGCAAGCGCGACGAAGAAATCATGCGGGACTTGATCGACTATGTGATGAAAAATCACTCCGTCCGCGCCGGGATGAACTATATCAACCAGAAATACAACAGAAATTTCCTGTATAACGCCGTTATGAACGCCTTGAAAAATGAAATGATCTGCGGCACGTACAAGGGAAATCCGAACTACTGCGAACCGTATATCACGCGGGAAGAGTTTAACCAGCTGCAAAAGATCATCTCCCGCAACCCGCGCACGACGGAGAAGCGGACGTATCTTTTCACTGGCCTGATCCGCTGCCCACGCTGCGGTTACCGGCTGTCCGGCGGCCAGTACTACACTTATTCACGCCCCAACAAGGAGACCGGGAAACGTGAAAAAAGGAGGGGCTACCTTGCGTATAAATGCGGGCGGTCACGTGTCAACAACCAATGCGATTTCAATAACATCGTGCAGGAACAAAAGCTGGAAAAAATGCTCTTGGAACAGCTTGACGACATCATTGCAGGCAAAAAGCTACAGGCGATCAGCGTCAAGTCCGCCGGGAAAAAGGTCTCCAAGCATGACGTGGAGGCACTGACCGCCGAACTGGACAGGCTGAACTATGCTTGGCAAAAGGGCCGCATCAAAAGTGTGGAAGAGTACGACAAAAGCTATGACGACCTGATGGACAAAATCCACGCCGCCGAAAACGAGCAGGCCGAACTGAACCAAGAGCCGGACTACGAGAAGATACAGGCAGTCTTGTCCAACGGCTGGCAGGAAATCTACAAAGAGCTGGACGGCGAACACAAGCGGGCCTTCTGGCGGTCGTTTATCGAGGAAATTCAGGTGGTTTGGTCGAAGGATAAAAAGGAGATCAAGGACATCATATTTTTTTGAGATTGTAGTTGTACATAATTTCTGTACCGAACGGCGCAGCAATTAAACACAAACACAATAAACATAAAAAAGAGCCGGGGATCACTCCCCGGCTTTTTCGTGTTCCAAGTCTGCCAGCCTGTGGTTGATCACCTTGATCTGTTCCTCCACTACCGGAATTCGTTGGGCGAAATTGTTGTGCGCCCTCACTTCCCGCGTCAGCTCTTTGATCTGCACGTCCGTCACCGCCTGCGACGTTTTGATGCTGTTTTCTACCTTGCGGTTGCTGGCCGCGTTGGTGATGATAACCCCTACAAGGGCCATTCCCCCCGTGATGAGTGCTGCCATGATCGTTTCCATCATTCCGGGTTCCTTTCGTTTTGTTATTTATTGTGGTGTTCTATATCCAACCGCCAGCCAGCCGATAGACGTTGCCGTGGTGCCCGTGCGGGTCACGTAGCAGTCAAAGCCGGTGGCGGTAATGCTGGCCGCCGCGCTCCCGGTCACGGCGGTTCCGGGAACGGCGGTTTGCGGCGTGGTGATAACAACGGGCGTGTCGGTGTAGGCCACGGCAAAGGTCACGTCCTTTTTGGTGGGCGTGTTGGCCACGGGCGTGATGCTCTCCCGGCCCCACTGGATCAGCAGGCCGTTAGAAAACAGCACCCGCCCCGCGTGGTTTGCGTGGGTCACGTCCCCGGAGGTGATAAATTCATCCCCGCCGTTGCCGTGGGTCAGCGTCACATTCCGGTCAATGACCATGTTCTGGGTGCCCGTCAGGTAGCGCCAGATGCCGATGCTCCGGGCGCTGTCCCAGCAGCCGATAGACGTAACGCTGTTCCCGTTGCCCCCGTACAGTTTGCAGTTATGTACGTTTGTCGCGTCTTCCGTGGATTGGAAATACATATTCTTTTCATCGTCTGTGCGTTTTGAACCGCCCATGAAGATGTCCTTGTAAATGCTCATATCCAATCCAATTTCCAATCCGTCAGCGAGTTCAGACACCTTCCCGAACGCAGCGCCCCGGCCCGATGCGTTGAAATCAAGCAGGGTGAACGCGGTCGGTATCTCAACCGTTTTTCTGGTCGTGGTGAAGTAATCTGTCACTGACAGGCGCACGTCATAAGCCGAATCAACGTCCATCACAGGCCCGGTCAAAATGCTGGTCGAAAGCGTGTATCCCGTGCCCGCCTGAATCTGAATCCATTCCGTTGAATCCATGCCTTTGTATTCAAGAGTGTATCGGCTTTCATTCTTCCCGCCGATCGTGGCCACGGAATAGGAAAAGCCTATTTTCCCGTACTGGCCGTCATAGTTTGCCGTGCCGTCCGCCAGCGCACGGACAGGGGAAAGGCCCCTGATCGTTGGCGCAGAATAGGCGATCACTGTAATCGTCCTTGTTGCGGTTGCCTTTCTGCCCCTGCTGTCCGTAACGGTGATTGTCACCGCTTTTGTACCGCTGGAAAGCGTCACCGTTGTAGGCGCTGTGCCTGAATAGCTTTTCCCGTCAACGGTCGTTTTGTATGCCTTGATGGTGGAGCCGAAGGCCCCAACCGCCACAATGCCAATTTTGACCTTTGATTTGCCCTGCACAAATGCTCCAAACCGTGCCGCAAGGCCGGAAACGGTTTCCACTATGGAAACGTTGGAAATGGTGGGAACAATAGCATCCGGCACTTTGGCCTTGAAGGAAACCGACTTTGTGCCGATCAGTGTACTGCCGTTATAGGTCTTGCAGGTGATCGTACAGGTTCCAGACGTGCCGGACGGAATTTGACTTGCAAGGGAAATCGGCACTTCCCACGCTTTGCTTGTCCCAAGGCCGCTGCCGATTGTCCCGGATGCTTTTCCGAAGGAATACGTAAGCGTATGGTCAAAGCTGCCGGAAGCCCTTGGCATGTTGATGGTGACGGACGCGCCCATGTTCACGCTGCTTGCCGACAGCGTGGGAACGGTGGCCCTTGGGATGGTGTTAAACGTTCCGCTGCCGCTGGACGTGACGTTGCCGTAGTACGTCCCGCCGAGGGTCACATTGATGCCGCAGGTGGCCGCGAAAGCGCAAGTCTTTGAACCGTCGGATGCATGGGCCACGGTCACGGTTTTGGTGTACAGGGTTTTGGTCTGGTTGCCGTTCAGGGCCGCTGAAAAGCTGAATGTGTACTTGGTGCCGTTGATGGTCAGGCTGCCCGACTTGCTGGCGCTGCTGTTAATGGTGTAGCTGCTCCCCGTGGAGACCAGCTGCACCTTGGCCGTTACGCTGCTGGTATTGTTTGCCACGGACTGGCTGCCCACCGTCCACGCGATTTGCAGC